CCATCTTCAGGAATACACCATTCATATCCATGCTTTGCAGCAATCCCGCGAAGAGCTGCATATTGAAAGAGTTGATTGCCAAATCTTCCATTAACACCAAGACGATTATAACCAATCATAACTCAACCCAAAAAACTTCCTCGTTAGGAGTACCAAAAACAATTTTATCCCCATACATCTTTTTCATTTGCTCTATCGATTTAATATCAATCAAATCATAATCAACAATATACACTTTATAATCTGCACTAATCAAATCATAGCACAGACGATACTGTTGACTTTCGGTGAGAATGTCTGTTCCCTCTTTATATGTGATGTAATGAAAGCAGAAGGGAAGATTCCTTTCGTTCTTTTGAATAAAATAGTTCTTCAAAAACTCAGCATGTTCATTGTTAAAGTTATCGATTGTAAGTCCAAGGTTATACTTCAGTCCTAACTTCTGGGCATATGCACCAAAGGAACGATTGTCTCTTGGAAGACACGGGCCGCCATAACCATACCCATAATTCAGATACCTACTTCCAACTCTTGTATCCTCACCAATTGCTTTGAGAACTGGTTTGATTTCATGTTCTAATCCGGAAAGAGTCAGAACTTCACCAACCATATTCGCATAACTGATTTTGGTAGTCAGATAGCAATTAACAGCAAGTTTAACAATCTCTGCTGCCTTTGGCGACATAAAGTTAATCTTTACAGGAGTCGTTTGAATTTTGTGATAGATATCAAACAAATCTTGCTTGTGCTTTCCATCAGGGCCACCAATCAAAACCATATCTGCTTTTTGCAGATCTTTGACAATGGATCCTTGAGCAATAAACTCGGGATTATAATAAACATCAACACCATAAGCATTCAGTTGTGCTTGGAAGTTATCACAATCTCCAGGATTGGTTGTACATCCAATAACAAAAGACTTACCATGAACAGGAATATTTGCCTCCTGAATATCCTTTACAACCTGCCACACACAACTCACATCATAACTTCCATCAGGAAGTGAAGGAGTTGCGACAAGAGTAAAGATTAGATCACATTCACGAACAACTTCTATGTTATCTGTGGTTGCTCTAAAGTTCTTTGCTTTAGAAAGCATTGCCTGAACCAACGGTTCATTTGTTTGAATACTTCCATCATTCAAAGAAGCAACATAGTCTTCTCTGACATCTGACGCAATAACTTCATAACCTGCTTTTTCAAGCAAGAGAGCAAAGCAAATACCAAGTCTGCCTGCTCCGATAACTCCAACTTTCATAGTTTAAATGTAGGAATAGGATTCATTTTGTGTTGATTCATTTGACTAAACTTAAGAAGTGGTTCAAGTCCTGGCCCAGAACCAGTCTCCATTGCCTCTTCAAGTTCAGCATAAGAAGCACCGATTTGATCTTCATCAGTTCTTCCGTCATCCCAAAGTCCATCAGTAGGTGATGCGGCAACAATTCTTGGATCAACTCCAAGATGTTTTCCAAGTTCCCATACTTCTGTCTTATAGAGATCTGCAATAGGAGCGATATCAACTCCACCGTCACCATATTTAGTATAAAATCCTACACCATAATCTTCAACTTTATTACCAGTACCGACAACAAGTCCGCCAACAGATCCAGCAACTTGATACAAAGTTACCATACGAATCCTTGAGCGACTGTTAGCGAGGGCATGAGTGTCTTCCCCATAACCATTCATAGTTTGTTTGAAGATATCAAAGACTCCAGTAAGATCATATTTTAGAACTGCAACGTTCTCAAAGTTATCATCAAGCCACTTCAAATGAACATCAGAAAGAACCTCTTGTTCTTCTTTTTGATGAATAGGCATTCCAAGAGCATACACTGGAAGTCCAGTTTTTGCGGCAAGAGTTGATGAAACTGCAGAGTCAATCCCACCAGATACCCCAATCACAAATGCTTTGATATTATTTGCAATGACATAATCACTCAACCATTTGACAATTCTATTTTCAAGTTCTGCATAATCTGAAATACGATTCATTGTTCATTCTCCTTTTGAATTTGTTCGTTGATCCATGCATATGTTTTAGAAATACCCTCTTCGAGAGTCATGGAGTAGTCCCATCCTAACATCTTTCGAATTAAATTATTGTTACTATTCCTACCACGTACTCCCAAAGGAGCACTGAGAATGTGTTCTTTATCAACAAACTTACCAGCAACCTTTGCAGCAGTTTCGACAAGTTGGTTAATCGTAACCATTTCTTCAGAACCAATATTAACTGGCCCAATAAAGTCAGACTCCATCATACGACGTGTTGCTTCAATACACTCATCAATATAAAGGAATGAACGAGTCTGTTTGCCGTCTCCCCAGACTTCTATCGTCCCACCACCTTCCGGAAGATATGCAACTTTTCTACAAATTGCTGCTGGAGCTTTTTCACGTCCTCCTTGCCAGGTGCCTTCAGGTCCAAAGATATTATGATAGCGAGCAACACGAACGGGGATATCATAATTGCGATAAAAAGCGAAATAGAGTCGTTCGCTGAAGAGTTTTTCCCATCCATATTCTGAGTCTGGTGCTGCTGGGTATGCTGATTCTTCACTGCAATCTGGATTATTGGGATCAAGTTGATTATGCTCTGGATACATACATGCCGAACCAGAGTAGAAAATTTTGGTTTTATTTACTTCTTTAAAGTCATTCAGTTGACGCTGTGCTTCAAGAACATTTAGGTTAATAGTTGCCGAGTTGTGCATGATATCTGCATCATTTTCACCAGTGAAAACAAACCCAGCACCACCCATATCAGCAGCGAACTGGTAGATTTCATCAAAAGTATTAATGTACTTACTAGCAACGAAGTTATAAAAGTTGCAGTAAGGCCCTTTATACTGAATTACTCGCTCAACAAAATGAATATCACGAAGATCACCAAGAATAAATTCATGTGCTTCTGATTCAGAGAATTCGGGACGTTTGAGATCAACACCACGAACCCAATATCCTTCTGATTTTAAACGCTTAACCATATGACTTCCAATGAAGCCACCCGCACCAAGAACCAGTGCGGTTTTCTTATATTGACTCATAAAACAATTCAAATCTTTTTCTATATATTACATAAAAAAAGAGGGTTTGTCAACCCTCTCTGGTAACTCAGGCTCGCCACCAATTCTTTGACTGGAAATTGGAAACCAGGCGGGAGAGAGTCCCATCCGCACCACTTGCTTTTTAGTGGAAAAGAAAGAAACCAAATAGGGTCATACTTGACTCCACCACTTAGTTTTATGAAACTAAGAAAAGTTGGGTTAACTTTGATATCTCGGTAATACCAAAGAATGCTATTAGAAATAGCACATCCCAGAGTTTGAGTTTGATAGCAAAAGGAATGCCGAGTAGTCCCCCAACAAACTTGATTACCAAACCACTTTTAAAATCTCCCCACAACATAACTTGATAACCAAGCATAAGGAGAATGTTCCCGATATATCTCAGGACACTTGTTTTAGACATAAGGGGTTGCTCCCGACCAGGGCAAGTTTAAAGTCATTCCGAGACTATGTATAATGACGATATGCAGGCACACCATCTGGATCAAGCCATCGGCAATATTGATGATCTTCCATAGCAGTCAAACACTGCATTTGATTATCAAAGAGATAAATGTCATTCCAGCGTTTCGTATACTCATTTTGTTTTTGCATACGATAGTCTGGTTTTCCATTTATTTCAAGGATACCCGATTCAATAAATCGGTATCCTTCACGTTCCAAAAGAACCTTGGGAAGTCTTGTTGTTGTCATGCAATCTCAACGGTTTCAAGATCTTGAAGAATACAATCCATAAGGATATCATAATCATCCAAAGGATCACCAGAAAATACAACGCCGTTATTTTCATAGAAGCGGCGAACCTTTTTATAAAGTTTCGGATTCTTTACATCAAGGTAAAACTCACCATTAGCAGCAGAACGCAGAGTGCTAACGTCTTTCTTGAACTTAGTAATCAGAGACATTGTTTTGAATGTTGACTTAGGTATTATAGTGGAAATGAAGGAAAAAGTCAAGTGCTCCTTGAGGGGATCGAACCCACCTGAGGCGAATTATGAGTTCGCTGCTTTCACCAGATAGCTAAAGGAGCGATGGGAATACTGGGAGTTGAACCCAGACTAAGCCCTTATAAGGAGCCCGCTCTAACCATTAAGCTATACTCCCATAAACTTACGATCCTTCTTCGTGATTAGTGTGGATGCGTATCAATTCTTCATCCACACCAGCGTCTTCAAATACTTTTACAACTTCTTCATAAGGAACTATGATTGCTTCTCCATGTTCGCTTTTAATCAAAAACGATTCTCCGTTCTGAACTCTTTCAATCAGAGTGTCAAAATCTTTTTGAAAGTCTTCGACTGTGTAATATTCTAAATCAGCAATTTCTTGATTCATGTTCATAAAGTAAGTTTTTATGAGTCCGAGTTGAGGGATTTGAACCCCCGGCCCTCTGCTCCCAAAGCAGATGCGCTACCAAACTGCGCTAAACCCGGTTGTCTTTCTTTCGATGTACGGCCATTATACCCAAGACAGGAATTGTTGTCAAGGATACTCCAATAATAAAAAGTCCCACCCAACTATTTAATACAAATTCTACAACATGAAACATTATATTCCCCTCCAGTTTTTATATTCATAATGAAAATATTGATCTACAGTATTATCAAGAGGAGCATCTACTTCCCATTGAGCCCATTCTCTGCAAAACTGTTTAATATAAAAATCATTTAATACACTTCTACCATAAGATCTCACAAAACAAGTCATCGCAAAACTATATCTTTGTTTAATGTGGGTAGGCATGTGTGATACCCCATTAAATGAATATGGATATTGCCATAAAAAGAACTATTGATTTAATGGCGAGGTGATTCATTTTTCATTTCCTCCGCTGCTAATTTAAGTATATAATAAATGATGTAGGCAGTGCCAGATAATCCAACACCAAGAATAATGAGTACGCCCCATGGTAATTCACTCATGAAATCATCTCCATTGCTCTTGTAAGCTCAATGTAGTGGTTCATCTCATCAACTGCTATCTCACCTATTTTCGTATCTTCTGGGTGATCCCAGAAGTAATTCAGGTAAGTTTCAGTAGCATGAAATTCAATTTCTGCATTCAGGTGATAAGCAGAAACAGGAGCAACAAAATAATAACCCACCAGAATCCAATAATAGACGAGAACCAAATGATAAGCGAAAAAGCGATCAATCCAGCGATCTGCTCCGCCACGATGCTCCATTTCGATAAGGTGTTCTGTTTCATTTAAAGTTTGTTCAAAGTGTTCTTTCATTAAGTAATAGTGTGGTAGATCTCTGAGTCCTAATGATTCTTTGAGATGCAACACACTTAAAAAAGCAAAATAGGGTGCCCGAGCAATCGTTTCAAGCACCCAAAATCTTTGTATTGGTAATCCACGATAGATAAAATCTATGATTGCGACTGTAATATTTAAAATGAATTGGTTAAATGATTTCATAAACCTCCTGCATCTTTTTGTCCATACATGTAGCCTATAATAACACCACACACAAATACAATAAAAATTAAAATTTGTTTTCCTAGAAACTCAATAAGTTCCTGCCACTCCATAGTCATCGTCTTCGTAGGTAGATGGTTCTTCAAAAAGTTCTATCATCTTTTGTTCTAAAACTTTCTCGTGTAATTCTTTTAGGTCTTCTTCTGTTATTGTCATTTATCCTTAAGTAATTCTTCTACTCTTTTTCGCATGTTTGTGCTATCTTGTTTGAGATAATCTCTCAAAGAATATCCACGTTGACCACGCATAATACAAGTGCCTTGATAGAACATCGTGGCAGCAAATACCAACAGTAGTACTATACCTATTATTTCAGGGTAATGTTGAGCCATGGTAGTACTGGTGGAATAACTCCAATAAGTCTTAGCAATCCTTCAGCAAATAAAGCAAGAACCAGCCAACCAACGCACATAGAAATAATGGAAGCATTCCTATTGTGCCTTCGTATAGCAGCATCAATCATCTCCTGAACTTCAAAACGACTTACATAATCGTCATCATACGGGTGCATCATTTCTCGTCTCCAAGAAGTTTTGCCAGAGGATCTCTTCTAGTTTTAGCAATTTCACATGCTCTTTTATAGAACATATTATTTGTATTACCAGAGGCTTCAAAAGTGGCTTTTATTTTAAGCCAATTCTCATAAGTGTGTTGATCCATTAGGATGTTTCGTACATACCTATATAATAGTTTTCAACAAAAAAATGTCAACTTCTGTTAGTAAATCGTAACTTACATTAAGTAAATATTAAAACGGAGAGTGGGCGAGTCGAACGCCCAAGGGCTTTAACACCTCAACTGTTTTCAAGACAGGTTCCGTCGCCAATCGGATTGACTCTCCAAAAAAGTCCTTAACGAACTTCAAAATCCAAACGCTTTACTTTGCGTTGGCGTCTTGCTTCTTGATATGCAAGATCTTCTGGTTTTAAATAACCTTTATTACTTCTTTCGTGCTGATTAACAATTATCACATCAGATAAATTTACAGCACTAATTTTTTCACCACAGATAGAAGTCATGTTTGGACATCCACAGCACTTAGTTTGTGATGGATGACTTTCTAATTCTTTATTACATACTTTACATCTGATCTTTAACATGTTACATACTATACTCAGTAAAGTATATATGTAACAAATGGGAAATGTCGGATTTGAACCAACGACCGTCTGCGTGTAAAGCAGCTGCGCTACCACTGCGCCAATCTCCCAGGAGGGTGACAATGCCACCCTGTTACACTGTAAAGCATGAATCAGTACAGTGCCTTTTTGCTACGGCATTCTGGTTTATCTTTCCAGCGCAAGTAGCAACTCCCCCTCCTGGGATCGAACCAGGGACATTCTGATTAACAGTCAGACGCAACTACCGCTGTGCTAAGAGGGAATGAAATTATGTCAAATTGAAAGAGATAATAACTCTATCTATATCAGATTTATGTGGTGTTGACATATGAGTTATATTACTAGGAAAGATTAACAAATCGCCTTCAATAATATTTTCCATATCAGTTAGACATCTTTTACCGTATGCATTAGAAAATGGTGGTAAAAACATCGTAGATGAATGAACTTTAGGATCAAATTTTGCATAAAACACACAGGAGTAACCTAGAGTTCCATGATCGTGCGGTGCATGGAAATCATTAGCATAATACCGTTGAGCCCAAATTCCATTAATTCCCCTAAATTTATATACTGAATCAGGATTAAATTTTTGTAAATAAGGTTTTACAATTGGAATAAACTCTTCTGCATACTCCATTCGCACACTATTAAAATAATCAGTATATGAAATTAAAGGATCATCTATATATTCTCTAGTTGAATTAAAACAAGAATACATTAATGAAAGAATTTTATTTTTATGCTCTTTCCATTCTTTAATATGAATTTTATATAAATTTATAGTGCAAAGTGGATGTGCAGTAAAATTATTAGATTCTTTAAATAAACTTTTAATATCATTCATTTTGATTGCATTCTAACATATATTCCACAGTATTTGCAATGTCATTCATTGCATCTTTTAAATATGGTTGCTGTCCAGACTCTTGCTTAATGATTGGGCGATGATCATCAATTAATACCCATCTCCATTGTTTCATATGAGAACAATACCAGAGATTAATTTTCATATTTGAAATGCTCCAGTCTAATCCAGTTGAGAAGGGCATGAATTTCAGATGAAGAATGATGTGGTGTTCCGAGATAATACTCGGTTGTTTCCGCCTGAGCAGCATACATTTCAAGTGCTTTAATAGCAACTTCTCGGTCTCGTTGTGAAATAAGTGACATGTAAACCTCCAGTAGGTGCCCGAAAGAGGACTTGAACCTCCACGCCTTACGGCACATGATCCTAAGTCATGCGTGGCTACCAATTACACCATTCGGGCAGGAATCCTTGTTGGGTATAGATGTTTATTTATAGCTACCCAGATTTTTCTGGGAAGCGAGTGACGGGGATCGAACCCGTGACAAGAGCTTGGAAGGCTCGCATGTTACCGCTACACCACACTCGCTGGCAGGCTCACTTGGAATCGAACCAAGAACACAATCTTAGAAGGATCGGGTTATATCCATTTAACTATGAGCCCATTTACCTAGTCTAACATACCTGATGGGCAGTCGTCAACCCAGGGAGCACAGAGTCTCATAGGTGGGGCGAGTGCTTTACATTGGTCACTATAACATAATGTCTCGTTGTTTTCCTCTTCTATATAGCGAGGTTTATCTACTCCAGATTCTTTTAATCCAGATTGTCTAATGTAATTATCTATTGCTCTGTCTACGTCTCTTGTAATTCTTCTGTTTAGTTTCTCAGGATCTTTAAGTATAAACTCATTAAGAATAG